TGGTTTAAAAACAACCCTGTACCTAATTTTGCTGATGGAGAGTTGGCTTACACAAGTTTTAACAAAGTTGCAAAACAATTTAATTTTAGATACTATGGTAATTTAGAGGGTAACACATCTGCAAAAGAGAAATATCATCCTACACAGAAACCAATACAATTATACGAGTGGTTACTTATGAATTACGCAAAGGAAGGCGATAAGATATTAGATACACATTTAGGTAGCGGAAGCATAGCAATAGCTTGTCATAATTTAGGTTTTGAGCTTACAGCTTGTGAGTTAGATACAGATTACTACAATGCAGCTATGAAGCGAATAAACGAACACAAAGCACAAAAAAGATTATTTTGAATAGATTTATAAATGACTTAGAATTAGTAATGTTAGCCATAAGGAATGAGGACTTAGAAGATGCCTTACTTATGTTGCAAGAGATTAGAGAAGAAATGATTATATTAGATGCCTTAAACTATGAGTAAAGAAACACTTGTAAAGGCTTATGCCTACTTTAAGGAACAGCTAGAGATAGCACACGAACAAGAAAACGAGAAACAAATAAACTATTACACAGATGAAATACAAAGAATACTTACAAGGTACTACACAGCTATACGACAAGAACTATTACCATAAAGCAGAAGCATTAAAAGATGCCTTACAAAGTGCAACAGGCTTAGACGTTTTTAAGCGTTCTAGGAAGCGAGAAATAATAGAACATAGGTCTTTATACAATACAATACTATTTGACTATCTAAACTACTCTAAAAGCGACATACAACGCATACACCAATACAACGGTCTACCAACATACAATCACGCATCAGTAATACACTCTTTAAAGCAGTTTGATATATATACTATATACAATAAAAGCCTTAGCATACTACTAGAAGAACTTACACAGCCCTTATCAGAAAACGACAAAGAATTAAACATTAAGGTACTAGCTCATAAGTTAGAGGTATTAGATGTAGAGGACTTTAAGCAGATAGCAATGAGTATAAACAACTGCTATGTAAAAGTAAGAAACAAAATAGAAAACATAGAACAATGAAAATTGACTTTACAAAACTAATACTATGGGCTATTCTAATAACAGTAACATTATTAATCTTTGGTGCTACATATAAACTCCTACTATAAAAAAACAATATAAGTACGTTATACTAATATGTACAACACAGAAGAAATAAAACAACAGGCTATTGATGCTATTAAAGAACATAACCTTTTATTCATAGGAGATATAATGGCTTATGTACCCTATTCAAAGCAAACTTTTTACACGCATAAATTAGACGAAGTAGACGATATAAAAAGCCTACTACAAAAAAACAGGTCTGATATGAAAGTAAAGATGCGTAAGAAGTGGTATAAAAGCGACAATGCTACACTCCAGATAGGACTTATGAAGCTGATAAGTGATGATGAAGAAGCGCACAGATTAAACGGTACTAAGCGAGAAATAAAGCACGATACAAAACAAAAGAGTTTTAAGGTAGAAGTGATTGACAACAATACAAGTAAATAAGGTATATAACCACCTAACTAATTCTACTAAGAAAATAACCTTAGAAGTAGGGGGTACAAGAAGTGGTAAGACCTATAACATCTTACTCTGGATTATTCTACATTATTGTCAGCACAATGAAGATAAGATTATAACTATATGTCGTAAGACGTTTCCTGCACTTAGGGGAACTGTTATGCGAGATTTCTTAGACATACTTAAACGTATGGACTTGTATAATGAGGAGCATCACAATAAGTCAAATCACGAGTATAAGTTAGATAGCAACCTTATAGAGTTTATTAGCTTAGACCAACCCCAGAAAGTAAGAGGGCGCAAAAGAGATTTGCTATTCTGTAATGAGATGAATGAGCTAGATAGGGAAGCATTTCAGCAGTTAGCATTTAGAACAACAGGAAAGATAGTAGGAGATTTAAACCCATCAGACGAGTATCATTGGATATGGGAAAGGCTAGAACCAAGAGATGATGTAGAGATATACAAAACAACATACCTAGACAATCCTTTTATAGATGAAAGCATAATAAGAGAGATAGAACTCCTAAAAGACACAGACGATAACTATTGGCGCATATATGGACTTGGAGAAAGAGCAATTAGCAAAGCAACTATATTTAAGTATACAGAGATTGATAGCATACCTGATGATGCACAGCTTGTGGCTTATGGGATGGACTTTGGATTTAACGACCCTACAACATTTATTGCAACATACAAGAAAGAACATAACCTATACTTTAAAGAGCTTCTATATAGGTCAAAGATGACAACAGAGGACATACATCAATACCTTAAAGGAGTAGAGATAAACGGTATCACATATGCTGATAGTGCAAGACCTGAAATAATAGAACAGCTTAGAAGATACGGACATAAAGTAATGAAGTCATATAAGGGTGCTAATTCTGTACTAGCAGGTATTGACTTACTAAAGAGATACAAGCTGCACGTTACTAAGGATAGCGAGAATATGATAAAAGAGTTTAGAAGCTATAAGTGGAAAGAAGATAGAGCAGGTAGGATAACGAATGTACCAGAAGATTTATACAACCATACGCTTGATGCTGCCAGGTACTCCTGCTACTCTATATTAAGCAAACCTAACTTTGGTAAGTATTATATCCATTGATACATATGTGTTCCCATAACTAAAAAAATAGTTATAAACATTTGTGTATTAAAATAATTGTTGTATATTAGCATCATAATTAAAAACAAACATTATGAGAACAGAACTAGAAGATTTACAAAAAGAGGAGAAAAGAATTTTTTGGAAACTTATTGACCTTGCAAGAGATGGGAAAGAAATGACGCTTGATTATAATAAACTTTTATGTAAGCAAGAATGCATTGAAACAGAAATACAAGACTTAAAAGGTATGACTTATAGGGAAAGGGTTTCTTTATCAATGTATCTAAATTCTTAAAACAAACACTATGAAACGTAAGATAGAGAACTTTATATTTGACTGCATCATCTACACAGGTGCATTTATACTAACAACAGCCTTTGTATATTTGTGTGCATTAGCTGACAAATGGGTAGGCGTATGAGACGTTTATTCTATATATTTATAATTGCTTACTTTGCACTTGCATTATGGGCTAAACAACATTATGGACTATGAGTTTAGATTTTATGTTTAACAATCCATTAGAGCAATTGGATGAACTAGCTTTAGAAGCTAAGAAACTAACAAAGAAAAGAGATATGAGAATTATAGAGATAGGAAACAAACACTTTAGAATAAGCAACGAACTAGAGATTATGCAAGAAGTGTATTGGAATGAAACCTTTGAGGAATGGACACCTGTACTATGGGAGCAAGAGATGAGCATATGAAACTACACAGATTACATACAGGAGTTATAATAACCCACATAGACACAGGCTTAGGAATAAGCGTAAAGGTTAGACATCCTAAAGATATTGATTACATTGTATGGGAATTGCTATACAGGACACAAGAGTTTTATAGTAGATTTAAGTAGAGTTTGTTTTATTATTATTAAGGGGTTGCTTCGGCAGCCCTTTTTTATTTCTAAAAACTTTGTATATATACGTTATATTTATATGAAGTATGAATTAAAAGTACCTACATCACTAAGCGACATTACTCTAGGGCAATACCAAGAGTATATTAAACTGCCTGAAAACCTTACAGAAATACAGGTAGCCTTAAAGATGATTAGCATATTCTGTAACGTACCAGAAGCACACGCAAAACTTATTAAAGCATCAGACGTAAACTTAATCATAGATAAGATTTCTAAGATGTTTACAGAAAGCCCTAGCCTTATACAGAAGTTTAAGATAGGTAAAGTAGAATATGGCTTTATACCAAACCTAGACAACATAACCTTTGGGGAGTACATAGACGTAGACACCTACCTTAGTGATTGGGATAACATAGAACGTGCAATGGCTGTACTATACAGACCTATTAAGAGCAAGTATGACAATCTGTATAACATAGAAGAATATGAAGCTAAGGAAGCTCTAGAATATAAGCAAATGCCTTTATCTGTTGTTATGTCTAGCATACTTTTTTTTTACAATTTAGGGAGCGAATTATGTCAAGTTATGATGGACTATTCACTCAAGGACAAGCAGACCTATCAGCAGTTTCAAACTTTGGGCAAAAGTGGGGATGGTATCAGTCAATTTTCGCACTCGCTCAAGGGAATATTGCAAGATTTGAAAATATCACTAAACTAGGTATGCACGAATGTTTATATGCCTTAGAGTTTATGAAAGAGAAAAACGAATTAGAAGCACAAAGAATTAAGAAGAATGGCTAATATAGGAGTAAGAGGGTTTTATCTGGTGTTGCAAACACTAAAGGAGCAGTTGCTTTTAGATGAGAACGTAAACACAGTAACGACAGGAGATTTAACAGAAATAGATTTATCTAAGCAAACTATCTTCCCTTTGTCGCATATCATTATAAATAGTGTAACAGCACAAGAGCAGGTACTATCTATGAACATAACTATCCTATCTATGGATATTGTGGATGTATCTAAAAACGAAGTAACAGACATCTTTGTAGGGAACAATAACGAGCAGGATATACTCAACACTCAATTAGCTGTACAGAATAGATTGTTTGGGCAGCTTAGACAAGCAGACGTAAGCGATAACTACCAACTAAACTCTGACCCTAGCTGTGAGCCTTTTTACGATAGGTTTGAGAACGAACTAGCAGGATGGGCTTCTACCTTTGACATAATTATACCTAATGATATTTACTTATGTTAGACAATACAGAACAGATATTAGAGGGTTTTGCTAAAAGGGTAATACAGCAATCTAGGACACGATTAACAAAGGCAAAAAAGAATAGTAGTAAAGAACTATACAACAGCCTTAAATATGACCTTAAAACTTCTGCTAATGCTTTTATACTTAACTTCTTTATGGAAGATTACGGTATCTATCAGGATAAGGGTGTAAGTGGTAAGATTAAAAAGTACAATACTCCTTTTAGCTATAAGGATAAGATGCCACCACCTAAAGCACTAGATAAGTGGATAGTAAGAAAAGGTTTAAAGGGAGTAAGAAACGAGCAAGGACAATTTATAAAAAGAAAGAGCTTACAATACCTAATAGCAAGAAGCATATTTAGAAAAGGCATAAAGCCTAGTAATTTCTTTACTAAGAGTTTTGAACAAGCATTTGACAAACTACCTAAAGAGTTAGTAGATGCGTACAAATTAGATTTAGAAGAATTTTTAAAACACGCAACAAGTGGCAACTAAGATAAACGTAAGAAGCCCTTACTACATACAGACAACTCCTGCTAGTGGTACTTTAAATAGTGCTAGTATGAGCCTTTATATATACACAGGGGTACTAACAACAGACAAACCTGCATCAGCGCAATACACAATAACTAAAACACCAATAGGAAGCAATAACTTTGCTGTCTTTGAAGTAGGGGAGTTAATTAGAGATTACTTAGATATAGAGTTTGATGGGGAGTACGATAGTCAAACAGTATGGGTAGAAAGCGACATTACACTTACTAAGTCAGATGATACAACAGAAACAGATAACACAGATTACAT